GGCATAAGAAGGAGGCACTGAAAAAGTGAAAATTTACAAGCACAAAGACGGCAGGTGCAACGCTTCGGGGCCTCAAATAAAGGCGCTGCGCGAGGCTGCGGGACTCTCTCAGGAGCAGCTCGCGGCAAAGGTACAGCTTGCCGGACTAAACTTGAACCAGAAAGCGATCAGCAGGATAGAAACCGGCAATCGAGTAGTCCCTGACTACGAACTTATATTTTTCTCTGAGGCGCTGGGCGTACCGATTGAGCAGCTACTCGGCGCGGAAGAATGAGGGCGGGAAACCGCCCTATTTTCTTGTGAAAAAATGCGAAAAGCAGGGAAATGAGCTTGACTATATACATCTTTAGATGTATAATAAAAGCACAAGGTAAGGGAAAACCTGAGTAATCAGAAAGGAGGAACAAAAACACAGAAAGGAGGCGAACCGGTGGACGATAAAGAAAAGCAAACAAAAGAACTGCTCGAAGTTCTTAAAAAGGCTTTAGAAAGTGAAGCGGTGGAACGGATCACAATAACCATAAAGCCAAACAAGAAACCCAAGCAGTCCTAAAACTCCGGCGGTGGGAAATTCCCACCCACCGCCTTTATTATATCCACCGCCACCTAACAAGTCAAGAAGGAGGCCAGATATGGAAATCACGGTAAAGATCGAAAAGAGAAACGACAACCTCAAAGAACGCAGGCAGGCCGCCGGACTCTCCCAGTCCCAGCTCGCAAAGCTGGCCGGTGTAGGCGTCCGCGTCTACCAAAACTACGAGCAGGGAGTCCGGGACGTAAGCAAGGCGCAGCTTTCCACGTTGCTAAGGATCTGCAAGGCTCTGAACTGTAAACTCTCGGACATTGTAACCGACGAGGAAACCGCGGAGCTTTTGAGGGAATACGAACAATAACACCAAGGAACAAGTGGAGGGGCGGCTACGGCTGCCCCTTCTTTTTTTATGCGGAGGGATATATAATGGCACGGCGTTTCAAGCATTTGACAAAAACTGATCGGCTGCGTATGGAGCAGCAGCTCAAGGACGGAAAAGGGGCGAAAGAGATCGCCGAAAATCTCGGCGTCCACATCTCCACCATATACCGGGAGAAAAAGCGCGGACAGTATGAGCACCGCAATAGTGACTGGACGACGGAGATCCGATACAGCCCGGACATAGCCCACGATCGGTACCGGGAGAACCTGAAAGCCAAAGGGCCGGAGCTGAAACTGGGGAAGGATCGCAAGCTCGCCGAATATATCGAGCACAAGATCGCCGATGAGCAATACAGCCCCGCGGCGGTGCTGGGAAGGATCAAGGCGAAAGGCTTAAAATTCAACACTACGATCTCGGTAAACACTCTTTACAGTTACATAGAAAAAGGCGTATTTCTCCGGATCACAAACAAAGATCTCCCGGTAAAAGGAAGCCGTAAACGAGAATATCGGCATACAAAAGCTCAGTCCAGAGCGCCGAAAGGCGAAAGCATAGAGAAACGCCCGGAAGAAATCAATAACCGGGAAACCTTCGGCCACTGGGAAATGGACTGCGTGGAAAGCGCCAAGGGCTGCACCACAACGCTGCTCGTATTAACCGAGCGGCTCAGTCGCCGGGAAATCACACGGAGAATGGAAGCGAAGAAAGCGGAGAATGTCGTGGCCGAGCTGGACGCTCTGGAAAAGAGATACGGCGAGCTTTTCCCTCTAATTTTCAAGAGCATAACGGTAGACAATGGATCGGAGTTTGCGAACTGCGAAGGAATGGAACGGAGCAGCCTCCGCGAAGGCGAGAAAAGGACGAAGTTATACTACTGTCACCCGTATAGTGCATACGAACGCGGCAGCAACGAAAACCAGAACAAGCTCGTGCGCCGCCACGCCCCGAAGGGATCGAGCTTTGAGGACATGACGGACGAGCGGGCCGACTATATAGAAGGCTGGATGAATGACTACCCCCGGAAAATGTTCAACTGGCACACCCCGGAGGAAGTATTTCAAGCAGAAATAAAGGCCCTCAGCCTTATAAAATATTTTTGACTTTTTTCGCATTTACTCTTGACATTTACCAATTTTTTATATTTTTGTGTTTATTCTGCCAATACAGCGGAAGGATGCACGTACTGCACCTTTCATTCTGCTGTATTGGCAGTTTTTCTTTTCAGTCAGCCGGCTTCTCCGGCGTTTTCCGCCTCTTATGCCTGTCTGGCAGTCTAGGCTTCCTCAATCTGCCGGAAATAATACCGCCAGGACTCATACTCTTTCCCCGGCACAGGCAGGAGAACACCGCCATACATCAGCGCGCTTCCTGTGTACACCTGCTCCGTACCTTCAAGACGATACTTGGCATTGGGGCAAAGTCCCTTCAGGCGAACGATCATGGCATCGGGATTTGCCTGCAGCTTAACCACAACTGCGCAGAACAGGCACTCCTTCTGATCCCGTGACACAAAGGACCAGGCACAGGCACGGCTTCCCTCGTAAGGACTGGTCAGCCGGTAATAATCGCCTCTCTGGATCACATCGTAATAGGTCTTGTACTCCTCTACCTGGCGTCTTACCTTGCTGCGCTCCCGCTCCGTCAGAAGATTCAGATCCAGCTCATAGCCAAAGCTTCCTGCCATGGCCACTGTAGCCCTGGTCTCAAAGGGCGTAGTGCGGAAGGTCTGATGATTGGGGCTGGCCGACACATGAGAGCCTACTGAGGAAATGGGATAACCAAAAGAGGTTCCGTACTGGATTTTCAGCCGCTCCACCGCATCAGTATCATCGCTGCACCAGATCTGCGGAGAATAATAC